TGAGGGCGGGCAAGATGCTCTCGGCGGCCAACGCGGACTGCATTCGCGGCGCGATCGACACCCACGAAGAGGCGATGGGGCTGCATCGGGCGGCCATGCGCAAGCACCGCGCGGCGGCGGCTTCGTTGAGCGACATGCTGGAACGCGCTGGCGTGTCCGACCTTGAAGACGACGAGACCCAGACCATCCAGACCTCGGATGGCCCGGAGGTCAGCGACGGTTCCGAGAACGGCCGCGACGCCGCCTTCCGTCGTCGCCAGGCCGACCGGCTGAAGCTCTCGGTCTCTCACTGAATTTCGCCGCGAGGCGAATGCCCGTCAGCCCTTGGGCAAGGCCGCCGGTCGCCGCGAAGCGCGCCAATCCCTGAAATGGAGCATGCTCATGACCAAGGTCCTCGACCTGGTGCAAAAGCGCGCGGCTGCCTTCGACGCGTTCGAGGCGCTCGCCAACAAGGAAGTCCTATCCGCGGAGGAGGCCGCCGACTACGACGTGAGGAAGCGCGCGGTCGAGGACCTTGACGCCCAGCTGGTCCGCGCTCGCGCGGCGCAGGCGCTCAGCGCTGCGTCGGCCCAGCCGGTGGAGGGTCAGGACAACGCCCACGACGTGCAGGTGCGCGAACGCGATCCCTACACCAAGGACGAAGACGCCCAGGCCATGGGTCTCGGCACCAGCAAGGGCCTGCGCGCCATCGCCGCGATGAAGCTGTTCAATGCGGCCGGCGGCAACCCGGTCACGGCGCGTGGCTTGGCCGTCGAACGGTTCGGCGAACGCCACTCGATCACCCGCGCCTTCGAGCCGCGACGGGATCTCTCGACCCGCGCGCTGGTCACCTCGGTCGGCGCGTCTGGCGGCTTCATCGTCCCGCCGGATTATATGAACGAGATCATCGAGCTCTTGCGCCCGATGGCCGTCGTCCGCGCGGCCGGCCCGCGTGTGATCCCGATGCCGCGCGGGACCATGACCCTGCCGGGCCAAGCGTCGGCGGCGACCGCCAATTACGGCAACGACCGGTCGACCGCCACGCAGTCGCAGCAGACGCTCAACCAGATCGTCGCGACCTTCAAGAAGCTTCTCGCGCTGGTGCCCGTGTCCAACGACATGATGCGCTATGCCGACCCGGCCGTTGACGCCCTCGTGCGCGACGACCTGGTCAAGGTGCTGGGCCTGGCCGAGGATCTCGCCTTCATGTTCGGCGCCGGCACGGCCGACAGCCCGATGGGTTTCCTCGGCTTCGCCAACCGCTGGGTTTCGCGGCAGGGCGGCACGCCAGGCAACTGGCTCACGGGTGCGAACTCGACCCTCGCGGTGAACGCCGCCGACCCGGCTAACACGACCGGCGGCAACTTCATCACCTCGAACGAGACTTACACGCTGGCCACCGTGGCGGCCGAACTCGGCGGTGCGGTCAACCGTCTCGACACGGCCAACGTCACCGACACCCGCCGGGTGTGGTTCATGAACCCGCGGTCCTACAACTATCTCTACAACGTGCAGAACTCGCTCGGCGCGTACGTCTACCGCGACGAGCTGAACAAGGGAACGCTGCTTAGCTATCCCGTGCGCAAGTCGACGCAGATCGGGACCAACTACTACGACGCGACCGGCGCGCAGACGACCTGCTCGTTCGTGTTCCTGGTCGAGATGGACGAGGCGATGATCCTCGACTCCATGAGCCTCGAGCTCGCGGTCTCCCGCGAGGGCAGCTATGTCGATGCCGGCGGCACCGCGCGGTCGGCCTTCCAGGCGGACGAGAGCATCATCCGCGCCATCGCCGAGCACGATTTCCAGATGCGCCACGACCAGTCGGTCGCGGTCATCCAGCGCGTGCTCTGGGCGCCGGCGATCAGCTAACCGCCGAGTGTTGACGGCGCGGCCGGTCTCCCCGGCCGCGCCGCTTCGACGCCCGCTCCCCGATACCTCTCCTCAAGCTCCTCGGAAGGGGACCATCCATGAACACCGTTACCCAGCACAACATCGGTGCGCTGATCGCGCTGGCGACCAGCGTGTTGCCCCAGGCGGCCTCCGCCAACGTCAACGGCTCCGGCATCGATCGCCTCGCCCACAACCTGCCGCTATCCTGCGTGGTTCACCAGGTCGTGGGCGCGGTCACGGGTGCGCCGAGCACGATCTCCGCGGCCGCGAAGCTTCAGCACTCGCCGGACAACTCGACCTGGGCCGACTACGTGCCGCCGGGCGCCGCGAGCGTCGGCCAGACGGCCGCCTTGACGGCTGTCAGCACCGAAGCCTCGGTGGCGATCGATCTGTCCAGCGCCAACCGCTACGTCCGAGCGGTAGCGCTGGTCAGCTTCACCGGCGGCACGTCGCCAACGATCCTGACGGCCGTGGACATCGCCTTTGGCGGCGAGCCGCTCGACCCGGCGGTCTGAGCCTAGACGGGGCGGCGTGCCCATGCGTCGCCCCGAACCGTCGCTTGCCCGAAGGGAGCCGCGCCATGAAGCTCGTGACGTTCAGTCGCCCAATGGCGCCGCACGGCGTCGGCGATACCCGCCTGGTGCCGGACAATGTCGCGCATCAGTTGCAAGAAGACGGCGCGATCTCGGCGAGCGAGCCATGGCCAGCCTCGGCGCCCGTCTCCGCGCCTGAAAGTCCCCGCCGGCCGATCGTGAAACCCGCGCGGGCAATCGGCGTCGCCGATACGCGCGTCGCGAGGTAGGCCATGAACCTGCTGAGTCTTCCCGCGATCGCTGGCGCGATCAGTCTCACGTCCACCAGCGCCATCAAGTTCAGCGCGCCGCCGCGCAGCATCGCCGTCCAGGCCAATTTCGCCTACGGCTCGGGCGGCACGACGGTCGACGCCTGGCTGCAGACGTCGCTCGACGGCGGGGCGACCTGGATCGACATCGCCCAGTTCCGCTTCACCACGTCGGCGGCGCGCTACGCCTACAATCTGAACTCCCAGACCCCGGTGACGACGGAGTATGCGGCGACCGACGGCTCGCTGGCGTCGAACACCGCCAAGGACGGCCTTATCGGCCCTCAGCTGCGCGTCAAATATCAGTCGGCCGGCACGTACGCCGGCGCCACCTCGCTCTCGATCGACATCGCCTGCGACCAGGCCTGCGGGGCCTGACCCAATGTCCTACGCCGTCGTCACCACGGTGCTCAGCGCGGCCGCCAGCTATGACCTGACGGACCTCGCGACGGTAAAGGACGAGCTGTCCCTGACTGATACCTTAGCCGATGCGTGGCTGAGTCGCGGGATCAGCCAGGTGTCGGCGTCGATCTCGAACTACACCAAACGGGTGTTCGCGCCGGAGTACGTGCAGGACGTCTTTGACATCCAGCAGGACCCTTATCCGTACCAGACACCTGGCGGCTTCGCCGAACTGCAACTTACCCGATGGCCGGTGTTGGCGGTCATCTCCGTGGTCCAGACGCTAGCCGCCGGGTCAACGCAGACTTTGGTGCAGAACACCGATTTTCGCGCCGATCCCGCGACGGGTCGGTTGCTGCGATTGAACCCCTTCACCGGTGTCGCCACAACCTGGGAGGCATACCCTCTCACCGTGCTCTACACCGCCGGCTTCGGCGCGCTGGTCACCGAAAGTCACGTCGTGCCGGCCTCGCCCTACCAGGTGACCGTCTCGCAGTCGGCCGCCTTCTCGTGCGCGCAGTCGGTCAGCTACGCCAGCGGAACCGCGTTCAGCGCCGTCGCCGCCAACCCGGCTCAGGGCCAGTACGCCGTCGCGAACGGCGTCTTCACCTTCAACCCGGCCGACACGGGCCAGACGCTCAGCTTCGTCTATGCAACGTCGGCGATCCCGTTCGACATCATCGACGTCTGCCTGCAGCTGATCACCGGGCGTTTCCAGGCCCGCGGCCGTGATCCGGCGCTGATCCAGCGCGACACGCCCGGGGTTGGCACGGAGCGCTTCTGGTTCGGCGGCGAGCCCGGGCAGCGAGGTCCGTTCCCGCCTGATCTGCAGGGCATTCTCGACAGCTACCGAACCCCCACGGTCGCCTGATGGACACGATCCGGTTCGACGTCGTCGGCGCCCGCGAGGTCGGCCAGCGCTTTGACGAGTTCCCACAAGAGCTGCACGACGATCTGAAGCGCGAGATCGAGGCGCTGACGGCCGAACTCTTCGCCATGGTCGAGTCGGCTACGCCGCAGCGTACAGGCAAGCTGCGCAGCGAAGAGGCGATCAAGGTCATCGACCAGCCGGAGAGGATCGCGGGGCTGATCTACATCACCGGCACGAGCGCTGACTTCGCCAAGGCGGGCGCCTTGGAATACGGGGCCCATCGCTCGACCCAGGTCGCCGCGCACGCGATGCGCCTGGATCACGTATTCGGCGCGATGCTCAACTGGCCGATGACGGTGATCGTCTCGGCCTATTCGCGGACGCCGGACATCGAGGCGGTCGCCTTCGAGCGCGGGCCGCTCGCCGAGATGGAGCCGGAGATCCTTGAGCGCTTGAACGCCGTGGTCGAAGGCCGCGTCGCGGAGACCAACGCATGAACCACGAAGCCGTGGTCGACGCGCTTTTCGCCTGGCTGGTGGCTCAGACGACGGGCTTCGAGACGACCGGGCGCCGTCTGAGGCACTGGAACCAGGTGGCGGCCCAGCCGGCGCTGTACGTTCGCCACACCGGGACGACGGACGCCTACTGCGGCCAGCTGCCGATGCCGACGCTCGACTGCGAGGTCTGGATTTACTCGAACGCCGGCAAGAACCCGGACGTGGCGCCGGACACGTCGCTCAACACGCTGGTGCAGCAGGTGCGAAGCTGCCTGACGCCGGTCGACCCGACGGACGACGGCCGATTCACCCTGAACGGCCTCGTCTACTGGTGCCGGATCGAAGGCCGCAGCGACTATTCGCCCGGCGACCAGGGCGGCCAGGCTATCGCCCGCATCCCAGTTCGCATCACCCTGCCCGTCTGAAGGAGGCCGCGATGGCCGACGCTCTCACGCCCGAGCAAGAGCTCGAGGCGGCCAAGGCCGACTTGGCGCAAGCCGAGGCGGATATCGAGGCTCAGCAGGCCTCTGCCGCCGCGCCGGCTCCCACGGTAGCCCCGGACACGCCCGCGCCCGTGACGGACGATCCGGCGGTCACGGG